AGACCTTCAAAAAAAGTTGGGAACCCTCGTAGAGCGAGTTTTTGTGCGCGTATGAAAGGTATGAAAAAGAAACTGACTTCTGCAAAAACTGCTAACGATCCTGATAGCAGAATCAATAAGTCCCTCCGTGCTTGGAACTGCTGATGAAAACATTTAAACAATTTCAAGAAGCACAAGTTGGCAAAGATAGGTTAGCTGGTGCTTTATTAAAAAAACTTGATAAAGATATCAATAAACAATACAAGGATATAACGAACCCTAAAGATCCAAATACGGCGGAGAAACTATTGAAAGGAGTTTAATACTTTATGTCTGATAATGTATATCTTGGCAATCCGAATCTAAAAAAGGCAAACACTCCTATTGAGTGGACCGAAGAGATGATGGTGGAATTCCTTAAGTGTAAGGAAGACCCCGTTTACTTTGCTAATAATCACGTAAAGATTGTCTCACTGGATGAGGGTCTGACTCAGTTTCATCCCTATCATTTCCAAGAGAAGTTAATTAACAACTTTCATCATAACAGATTTAACATCTGTAAGATGCCACGACAGACTGGTAAATCCACTACAGTGGTATCTTACCTTTTGCACTATGCTGTGTTTAATGATAGCGTAAACATTGGCATTCTGGCAAACAAAGCAGCAACTGCAAGGGAACTACTGGGCAGATTACAAACTGCATACGAGAACCTCCCAAG